CTTGGGAAAGCCAGTGAAACCCGAAATTGATTTGGTCTGGCTCCACCTGCGCCTAGCCTCGCTTTAAATTCTTCAATATTCATTTAATTTATCTCCTAGTTGAATATTCTTATTTATAATGGGTTAGGCACCAAGTTCTTCAAAAGAGATACCGGTTCGTGTAGCAACAAAGGTCAACGTAATAAAGTTGATAGACTTTGCGGGCTTGACGAAAATATCTGCTCTGAATTCATTTGCATCTATGGTCTCAGATGTGTTGTTTGTTTCGTCACAAACTACTCTGAAATCATAGATACCTCTTCTACCTTGTACGTCACGCAAGAATGGTTCTACTAGTGACCTAAATTGCGCTCTTGTGAAAGCGTCATTGAAGTCAAAGAGTTGAAACTTAGCGGCTGTTGCTACTGCCTTTTCAAGGACAATAAACAATCTACGTACATTAATTCTATTAAATGCAGAAGGCTTGTCTAACAAAGTTTTATCTCCGAAGAGAACGATGCCGTTACCAGGGAATCCAACAACTGGGTTGATACCTTGACGATACAACTCATCTCTTTCAGTCTTCTTAGGAGAGAATGCGAGTTTAACAGCATTCTTGATTACACCGCGGTTATAACCAGCAGGTGAGAACCAAGGATCGTTTTGATTATCTGCGACAACACAAGCACCAGCAACGTCACCATTTAAAGGTACATAAACGTACTGATCGTTGTACTTGTCATACATATATTTCCAACCACTATCCATCACTGCGAATGAACTTCTAGTTAAAGAACCTCTATCAGCGACAATTGCGGTTACTTCTGATCCAGAATTGTTTACAACTGAATCTCTTTCAGGTGAAACAAATACCATACAGTCTTTTCTAATCTCTGCAACGTTATCAATTACATAGTCTGATACTGTGAGTGCGTGTGCTGATGTCATAATTAATGAAACATCAAGCAACTCATCGTTGTCAAACATTAGATAACCAGATTGTAAGTCAGCACTAGCGGGTGCGGCATTTACTGCACCAGCAAGTGAAGAAGTATCTTCGACAACTAGTGTGTCAAATCCAGCATTACCAGATGCAACTGTACCCCAATCTGTAACACCAGATGGATTGTCCATTACCCAAACATATTTTGATCTTTGGTTAATAACATTTTTCCAATAGTTAGATTGGTTAACATCATCTTTGGCGTCTGATGCTTTAGATACTCCTGGGAATTTTTCAAGAACAGTTCCTGCAATACCAGTGAAAGCACCATCTTCATCGATTACGATGATGTGCAGTTCGTCTACTGAAGTTCCTGATGATGTACCCCATGAAGTAGTTGCGGGCGCACTATCAAATTGATCTGCATAAGTCCAAGCAGTAGATAGGGTTGCTGTTGCTGTTGCACCAGAACCTCCACCACCGGAAATTGTAATAGTTGGTGCTGAAGTATATCCTACTCCACCAAAACTAACAGTGATTGCCGTTACTGCACCACCGGCTATTGTTGCGGTTGCTGTTGCAACTGTAGTACCAGTATCTGGATTTGCAACTGTGACAGTTGGTGCTGAAGTATATCCTGTACCACCAGCGGTAACTGCAATACTTCTGACTGAAGATGCTGTATATGAAGTTAAGTCTGCCATTGAGACTTTAAGTGAATTACCTAGCGTGCCAGGATATTTGGCTGCCCAAACTCCTACACTGCCTTCGCCATTTCCATATGACTCTTCATAGATTTCTCTATTCTTAATCAAAATACCAGCACCGTCGGCAGTGGCATTTCTTGCGGCTGATCCGACTTCTCTTACTGTTAAACAATTAGATCCATATGCCAAAAATGATGAGGCAGTCATGAAATCTATGAAATTGGTTGTTGTTGGTTTACCAAACAAACTTACTAAATTATTTTCAGAGTCTACGTTTTGTATCTGATGGGCAGGACCCCAACTAAAGTCTCCTACAATTGCACCGATCGTGGTTGCAACTGCTGGAACAACATTAGTCAAGTCTTGTTCTCTGACCTGAACTCCTGGTGATAGCTGAAAAGCCATGTTATTCTCCTCGATGTTAAATTACGGTTATCGTGTAATGTTCCTTGAATTATTTATAATAATCTGATTTTCTCTTTCTCGTCTGCCCACATCCACACATCACCACTTGCTACAAATACTTCTTCTTTCTGACCATCATCGATAATACCGAATGGAGTTAAATCTTTTTCTATTGTTCTCATCTCAGAGTTATAAAGATTTTCTCTAATATCAACGTCAGTTAAGTCCTTAAAAAATGTATTTGTACTGAGCCATGCAAATAACACTAAGGTCATGGCTAAATCATCGTGATAACCTTCATCGGCTACAAAGGTACCACTCTTTTCTACAAAGGTAGACATCTCACTAATACAATCAGCATCAAAAAGTAGTAACTTTTGTTCTTCAATAAGTGCCTTCAGAGCAAAACATCCTTGTCGTTTTACTGCTTTTGTTGTTCTTACACCTAAAGTACTCTTCTTGCCGAATCCAGGAGAAACATATTGTTTATTATTCTCGGAAACTGTACTAAATATATTTTCATACTCTAATTCTTGGTGAAGTATATCTGATACTTGCTGTCCAATATCATTTGTTTCAATCAAAACATATGCATTGTTATAATCAGATGCAACTTTACCAATAATATTTGGATAAAGTAGTGGTGAAATTTTATTGTTTCTATACTTGCCCACTACCTTAAAAGGCATATCGGTTATGTCCAATAATGTAAATGCCGAATAGTCTCCACCAATACCTCTAGAGGTGTCTACTACGACAACATAGTATTTATTTTCTTTTGGTTCTTCATATATATCTAATCCATCTTTTTGGTATACTGGATCATATGAAGACATCGTTGCCAGTGCTTTACCACTTATTAATGTATTAGATGAACCAAGAAAGTCACATAAAACTTCTTGATTAAACTTTAATTCACCCAATAGTTTGAATTGTTCTTCTGCCCACTTCTCATCTCTACCCGGAATCTCTGAATATGGTATAAACATATTCTCAAATCCATTTAATCCTTTCTTAGATTCATTCCAGAATTTCCAAAAATGATTATAACCAAGAGGCGTAGATGTAAGTAGAATTTTTGTAGTATCACCAGCAGAAATTGTAGGATATACTGAAGTGAAAAACTCATCTGCTACATTGTTTGGTATGATGGCAGCCTCATCAATATACAGCCAGTTTACAGATTTACCACGAATACCAGAGGCTGTTGTGGCGGCTGTAAATATTACTGAGCCATTTTCTAAGTCTACGTTACCTTTATTCCAAGTCTTAACACCCTGTTGCATCCATATAGGTAGATGTTCATACATGATTTGATAACGAGATAAGACTTCTCTGGCAGCCGAAGTTTTATTTGCCATAATAGCAATTGTTTTATTATCATTAAATATACTGTAATGAAGTATGCAAGCGGCGGCTGTAATTGTTTTACCTTGCTGTCTGCCTTCCATGAGAATTGCTTTACGCTCTTTCATGATAAACTCGACTTTTCTTTTTTGACAGTCGTATAGTTTAAAGGGCTGTAAGCCTTCATCCAAGGTTACTATTTGACAGTAAGTTTCGATGAAATAGATTACATCATCTTTACATTTCAAATACTCTTCAATTTGTTCCTGAGTAAAATCGTGTTGATACCCTACCGGCTTTAGATTTGGATTACCGTGATATGAGGTTTCAATCTGAGTCATTCTCTACCGTTTTTTCTTGTTGTTTATTAATCATTTTAAGAAGATCATGAGTACTACCAACAAAAAGATTATTATTAGTGACATTCTTGGTATCTATATTACCATTTACTTTGTCAATCTTTTGTTTCTTTTCTTGTACTTCCATAATATCTTTGGCACCTTCAGCCATTGATTTAATAAGTTGTCCTGCAACTTCAAATGCCCTAGGATTGTCACTGTTCTGGGCTATACCTAAAATACCCTGTATGGCTTCCTCATTATATGACATTGATCTTTTGAGTGCTTGTCTGGCTTCTTCAAAATCACCCTCAACACTATCTTCTGAATCTATAACGATAGCAGGTGTTTTTGGTTCTTCTGTTTTAGTCTGAGTAACTTGAAAAGTTTTATCCAGAGCATCGAATACTTTGTTTCCCATTATTTAAATTCCTGTTCAAACTCTTCCACAAATCTATATGCGTCTGCTGGTCCAGGGAACTCTTCATATCCTTCTGGCGCTTCAATATCTACTGTGGGAGCAGTACTATAACCAGAACCACCATCGGTTACTGTT